TGGAGGCGGAATAATGCCTGCCAAGGCTTATGAATTTGCTATAGATGGAATAAAGTACAAAATGCATAATTCTGGTAAAAAATCCATGTTATTTGAAGCAAATTTGCGAGCTTATCATAGATTTATGATTTATATGTATATGGAGCGTTCGGTAGATTATATAGATTTCGAAGTAATTAGACAGAAACGAGAGTGGAAGAAACTAATGGGTCATCCAAGCTTGGAGAAGTTGAGGAAATTGCTTCTAAGTATGAGAGAATTTTTTATACCTTCAATGTTCCATAGTTTTATGGGTAATACTTTATTGTGGTTTATGAAATATATTATGACTGGAACTTATATAGCAATTGGTATTAATTTTATGCATGGTGGTGCTTATCATCTTGCTAAATTGCTGAGTTATGATGTTCCTGGTCAGAGGTATGGTAAAGGAGATATATATAAGTTAGATAAGCATGTACAGAGTATTTTTATGGATATGTATGTGGTACAGGTTATTTATGTTATAATCTTTCTAATCATACGGATAAAGCAAAAAATTATATTAGAAATTTATTTAAGTATTTCATGTATCATATAGTGACTAAAATAGTATTACATCTTGGTGGGTTTTGGCGTGTAGAGAGAGGGAAAGTTTATTCGGGAGGATTAGAAACTTCTTTGTTGGATAGTTTTGCTAAGTTGTTTTTATTTTGTATATATGTTCAATATAATATTTGGAAGTATCCCTCTTTAGCGCCTTATATTAAACGATGTGTTTATTTGCGTATTTTGGCCATGATTGTCTATGGAGATGATCATGCGTGGACATGGCCGTCTACGTTACAGCAAATAATAAACACTCGAACTTATGCTTGGTTTTTGGATGAATTTTTTGACATGAAATTAAGGGAAATAGAAGAGTTTGATAGTTTTTTAAGTGAGGTTAATGAGAAAACTCAAGAAATTACTAAACCTGGTATAGTTTTTTTGAAAAGAAGATTTATTACTACTACTATACCTGATATGCCTCCAGTTATTGCCCATAAAGAGACTCGAGAGATTATGACTAGTTTATGTTTAAAAGAGTTGAATACGGACACTGGAGAAGAGATAG